ACCTATGCAGTAAACAAGTTAATAGATGGCAACTTTTTTAACTAATGTTAATAACTTGAAAAAATAAAGTAAGCAATATTTGTTATATTTAAGCCGATTTGATTTGGTTAAATGAGTAGGTGTTTGAGGTGAGACTTTGCACCTGCTCTTTTTAAGTTTAAGAAATGGCAAATGTTTACTTTAGATGATTTTGAGGAGTGCGCTGAGTTTATATTAGAATATGGTGTTTATATCGCATTGCTGGTTATGGACTGGCTTGAAAAAGAGGAGAGATACGAGGAGTGCGAAATAATTTACCTAACAATACTAATAATGAACTTATCAAACGACTGGAATCTACCAAGTAAACTAACCGAAACAACATTTGAAGAGTTATGCGCTATGACTAATCAATATAGAGATGAAGAAGATTACCGAATGGTAGCGTACGAGATAATAAAAAGCATTGAATGAACTGGTATTTAGAAAAAATAACAAAGGTTAAGTCAAACCCAAACAATCCAAGATTAATAAAAGACGACAAATTCCACAAGCTGGTTAACTCTATTAAAGAGTTTCCAAAAATGCTGGAGATACGCCCTATTGTAGTTAATGACGATATGATAGTTTTAGGCGGAAATATGCGTTTAAAGGCTTGTAAGGAAGCAGGACTAAAAGAAGTGCCAGTAATTAAGGCAAGTGATTTAACAGAAGAAGAACAACGCCAGTTTATAATCAAAGATAATGTAAGCGGTGGCGAGTGGGATTGGGAAATGTTAAATACCGATTGGGATGTTGAACAGTTGGAAGACTGGGGGTTGGAAGTTTGGCAACCGCCAGCCGAAGTGGATTACTCTTTATTAAATGATGAAGATGATTTAGGTAGCGAACTTAATGAAATGACTAATGGAGTAAAAAAAGCTATACAAATAGAATTTGAGCCCGACCATTACCAAGAAGCTTACGAACTTGTAAAATTTTGGCGTCAACAAGATGCTTATGTAGGTAAAATGATACTGGACTTTTTAAAATCTGAAAAAGACAAGATATGAAGCAAGGTTCAATAAACGGTATTAAATTTTATTACCGCGAAAACACAAGCGATTTAAAAACATTTGAGGAGGTTATCCATAAAGATGTTTACCGCAAAAAGGGAATGACTATAGAACCTTTCGAACATTGGGTTGATTGTGGTGGAAATGTAGGCGCGTTTACCTTGTTGGCGTGTGCTTTAGGTGCAAAAGTTACAACATATGAGCCAGACCCATACAACTGCGAGATGATTAAAAAAAACCTAAAATTAAACGGTTTTACGGCAGATGTAATTTGTGCTGGTTTAGTTCATAATGATGTGAAAAAGGTAAATTTATACGTTGGCAATAATGGTAATGTATGGCGCAATTCTATGTTTAAGAATTGGAACGGCAAAGGCTTAAAGGTAGATTGTGTTAATTTTGATGAAGTGATACCTGATGGTGTTTGTATTAAAATTGATATTGAAGGTGCTGAAATGCCAATTTTAGAAAATACAAAAAGATTATTTAAAAAAATGGTTTATGAGTGGAGTTTTGACATTGACCCATCTTTGTCAAGGCTTTGGAAAATATTAGACAAACAAAAAAAAGATTATATAATTAAAGCTGAAGAAAACCGTATCTGCTACAATGATAAAAGAGAAGTATTTTGGCAAAAATCGTGGTTTCCAGCTTGTACAAATGTATTTTGTTTTGAGAAGAATTGAATTAGTAAAGGTCGAACATTCCGTAAAGGTTGGAGATGTTTGCGGTTACATAGAGCCAAATATAACAGAGGATACGTTATTTTTAGAGAATGGAATTCCAATAGGATTTTACATAAGAAACATTGAGAATTATTCAGTTAAAGCGGCTAAACTTGCAGATATAGCAAATAAAGAGTTAAGAAGTAAAAATGTACCAAAAAGTACTATGAAACGCTCAAGCGGATTTGGTGATAAAAACTCCGATAAAGAAGTATTACAATATAGTACTATTATAGGTGGAGTACCACCCAAACCACATATGAGAAGACCATATGCAACTATGAGTAGTGTACATAGTGTTAAAACGGCTCAAAATTTTATTAAAGCGATGTTATTACTTGCAAACGAAAGTGAACAAATAATAAAAGAAATCACACCAAACATATGGCAAGAGCAAAACGAAATATTCAATAAATTAATTGATAAAAAATGGCGTTTTGGTAATTTATGGACATCATCAATTTCTAATTACAATATTTCAGCACCATTTCATAGAGATGCAGGAAATATTGAGGGTTGTGTTAATGTAATTATTGCAAAAAAAAGGAATGCAAATGGGGGTAACACTACAATACCAGACTATAATGCCACAGTAGATAGTCAAGATAACTCTATGCTCGTTTACCCTGCTTGGAAAAATTTACACGGAGTAACTCCAATTATACCAACACATAAAGACGGATATAGAAACACATTAGTTTTTTACCCATTAAAAGCTTTTGCTGGATTAAAAGGTTAATACAATGGCATACGACAAAGATAAGATATACGAACAAGCAGAGGAAGCAATAAAAAAGAACAATTTATTCTTTGTTGAGGATATAGTAGCTTTTTTACCTTGTTGCAAAAAAACATTTTATGAGTTCTTTCCAGTAGGAAGTAACGAATTACACACCCTTAAAGATTTATTAGAAGATAACAAGATAAAGACAAAATCAAGCATTAGAGCAAAGCTATGGAAGTCAAATAGAGCGAGTGAATTATTAGCTTTATACAGATTAATAGCAACACCAGAAGAACACCAAAAACTTAACCAGTCTTATGTAGAGCAAACTACAAAAGTAGTTGAGCCAACTAAGTATATTATTGTAAATGATTCGGATACTACCACATCAAGCTAAATTCTTAAAGAGCAACGCGGTACATACTGGATTAGTTGCTGGTTTTGGTAGTGGTAAGAGCATAGCGGCCACAATTAAGACTATTGAAAAGAAAAAGCAGTATCCGAACATCTCGGTAGCTTATTATCTACCCACTTACTCCCTAATAAAAGACATAGCCTTTCCCAACTTTGAGAAGTACCTGCAAATGATGGGTATCACTTACGACCTTAATAAAAGCGATAAGGAGTTCAATACCGAATATGGTAAGATAATAATGAGGTCAATAGATAGTCCGGAGTACATAATTGGGTACGAGGTAGGGTATAGCTTAATAGACGAAGCAGATATTCCGCCTAAAGACAAGATGCGTCAAGTGCTGGTCAATGTAGTGGCAAGGAATAGAAAGAAGCTACCTAATGGAGAGCATAACTCACTTGACTTTGTAAGCACTCCAGAGGGGTTTAGATTTATGTACGATTTTTTCGTTAAAAATAAGGATGAAAACAGAGTATTGATTAAAGCGAGAACAATGGACAACCCATACCTACCAAGTGCATACATTGAAACCTTAAAAGGCATATATTCAGCTACGGAATTAGAGGCTTATTTGAATGGCGAGTTTGTAAACATAACAAGCGGAAATGTTTACTATGCTTTTGATAGGGTAAATAACCATGCGGATAGGGAGGTAGAAGATAGCGACATCCTTCACGTTGGTATGGACTTTAACATTAATCAAATGTGCGCCATTGTAAACGTAATAGATAACGGAATAGCAACTGCGGTAGCTGAATATATCAATTACTATAACACAGATGCAGTAGCAAGTAAGATAAAGCAAGACTTTCCGAATAACCGAGTAATAGTATATCCAGATGCAAGTGGGAAGAATAGAAAAACCAGCGCAGCGGAAACTGATATTAATATACTCAAGAAATACAACTTTGGGATCAAGGCACTAACAAGCAATCCATTTGTCCGAGATAGAATTAACACGATGAATAAGGTTTTTGAAAATCAGACGGTGTTTATAAATACATATAAATGCCCTATTTTTACAGAGCATTTAGAGACGATAGGATATAAGAATGATGAGCCAGACAAAAGCATAAACCACAGTACGGATGCGATGGGGTATTTTGTTTGGTATAATTACGGAAAGGCTAAACCGAAAGTGTATCTATGATTGAGTTAGAGGTGCAGATATTAGAACTAATTGAAAAGCTAAATAACTGCCCTAATTTAAGGGATGAAAATAAGTTGTATAAATTACTGGCAAAGATAGAAAATGAACGAATACAGAATAACGGCAAACGGCAAAGAGAAGAAAATAGTTAAGCTACCATCTGGCAGACACGAGGTAACACTTGAGCAATGGAATAACGCCTACAAGTATGTAGAGTTAGCAGTAGAGGCTAATAGACTATTTGAAGAGGGCAAACTTGAAGAAAGCCAAGCAAAGGTAATAGAGTCCATGTGCGGAACTATTGCAGCGTTAGGGGTAGGAATTACCTTCGATGAGTTAATGAGTGTAAATTATAACAAAATCAACAACTTGTTTCTCATTCAGTTTGGCTGGTTAAGTGAAGAAAAGCCAAAGCGCAACTTTAAAATCAAAGGCAAGAAGTTTAGCGTGCCTAAATTTGAGCAGGGTACTTGTGGTGACTTTATGGATGTAATGAGTTTACTTGCTATGCACGAAGAGTACAACGATGCAGAAAAGGGATTGCTTATTGCTGCTGTTTATATGCGCAATGGCGAATACTATCAAGACCTTGAAGAAATTAACCAGCGCATTGAGTTTTTGAAGAAGTACGGAAGGATGGATTTATTTTACTCGTGCGCTTTTTTTTTGTTGAGTTCGTTGAGGAGTTACAAAATAGACATCCAGCGACATTCGGCAGTAGTAGAGGAAATGGTAAAACTAACAAGTACCTTAGTCAGCTGGGGTACTATCCTTTATTCGCAAGTGTCGCAGAAGCTGGAGTCTTTTCGTACAATGTAGCTTGGTGGAAGTTCTGGCGAAAGGATTTAAACAGATTCGACCAAGTGTTGAACACGAGATTAGATGAGGTTATGGCTTTTATAGAATATAAGAGTGCATCGGCTCAATAATTAAAAAATTTGTAATTTAGAATAGTTAAATTTACCGAGATATGAACTTGTTGGAGTTAAGGAATAGAATAAGAGATAAAGCCATAGATAATGGCTTAACTTATAC